GTTGTGGTGTGTATGCGTGTCATGCCGGCGTGTTCGAAGAATGGGTTGTATCGTGCCATTACTGCTGTGGTTTCAACGTAGGGTGTGCCGCATTTTGGGAGGGTTTCGCGTACGAGTTTTTGTCCTAAGCCTATGGTTCTGTATTTTGGGTGTACGATGACGCGCATGATGTTGCTGAGTTTGTGGTTTAGTTCGTGTAGTGGCATGTGTGGTATGGCTAGTTTGCGTCCTGTGGTTGCTGTTGCCGGATAAGTGTAGACGATGATGCCTGTGAGTTCGTTGTTTTTGCGTGTGGCTTTGAATATGCGTCGTATTGCGCCTAGGTTGTGGCTTCGGTAGTGAAATTCTGCGAGGGTTTGGTAGTCTTGGCGTGTGCCGGGTTCGATTTTGATTTCGTTCAGCAGTGTGCATTGTCTTGGTGGTTGGTTTGGGTGGTAGTTGATTTCTAGTTCTCTGCCGAAGTGTTTGTGGACGTGCAGAGATGGCTGTAGGTCTGTGAATAGGTCGGTGTGTGTTGTGGCTGCGATGACGGCTTTTCCGTGTTGGCGTGCGAGTTTTTGGATGTTGTAGGCTGTGATTTTTGCTGTGTCTCGGTCTAGTGTGGCTGCGAATTCGTCGAGTATCCAGAATTGTGCGTTGGTTTCGATGAGTTTGGCGGTGCGGTAGCGGTATTTTTGTCCGTCGCTGAGTTGTTGGTATGTGCGTAGGAAGAGGAAGGCGTCGTTTAATCCTACGCGGCTTAGTAGTTCTAGGGCTTGCTCTGTTGTGTTTCCTACGGTTTCGATTATGGGTTTATCTGGGACTGGCGTGATGTCGTTGATGTTGGCTGCGGTTGTGCCCATGTCGGTTTTGATGTCGTTTTCGAGGGTTTTGAGTAGTGCGGATTTGCCGCTGCCTGATTCGCCTGTTATGTATACGATGTCGTGTGGGCTGATTTTGAGTTCGACGTTGTCGTAGATTGTGAATCTGTGGCTCTGGTCTAAGCCGAGTCCGAAGCTTTCGGCAACGGCTAGGACGCGTTGGGTGGGTTGTGGCGCGGCGGTTTCGTAGCTTATGTTGATTATGAAGCGGTCTGTTTCACGGTCATAGCGCCGATGGTACCTGTTGATCTGGAAGTGCTCGGTCTGGTGTCGGGTCATTTCTGTGACGCCACTGCGAAGAATGGTTCGGGTGCGAGTTTGACGCTGCATGATACTGCTAGGCATGTTGACCAAAATGTGTCATCGTGCTGTCCTTGGGGATGGCTGAAGCCTATTGTGCCGTCCTTGCGTAAAGTAAAGCGTTCCACGTTGAGTTCGGCAACGTAACTTAGGAGCACGGTAGGCGAGAGTCGAAGTTCGGTGAATGGAAAGCTGTACGTGTTGTCTAGCATACGTTGTTTCAGTAAGCTAGCTAATTCCTGTTTCCGCTGTGCTGTAAACATGACTGGCTCAACATTTTCGATGTTGGCGTTTTTCATGTCCTCGACTATGTATTCGCCCACGCCTGTTACGTCAACTCTGATGCGTTCAAGATAGTGCCAACGGTCTATGAGCGATTTGACGTAGCCGATGACTGTAGCGTATTTCGTACCGAGTGGAAAGACTTTCCAGTGGCGTAGTTGGTTTCTGCCCTCGGTCTCTTGGGTTACTACGAGGACACTGTAGTCCTGATGCTTTCCCAAGTCCAAGCCAGCATGGAATTTTCCTCTGGGTGCGGTGTCGAAGTTCAGGAGTTCTAGGTTGCCGTCGATGCATTTTGTGATAAGTGATTGGGGTAGCCATACGTCTTGGTCCTCTGCCCATTCGGCTTGCATTTCACGTTTCCATCTGGATGGGTCATCGGTGAATTGTCTGCGGATTTTGTCGAGTATGTTGCGTTTTAATGGTCCGTTGGGTTCAACGGCTTGCTCCCATGTTACATGGTGCCTAACGAAGTCGGTGTAATCCTTGTGATTGAAGATTTTCCAGAATATGCTGTCTGTGTGCCATGGCGTGCTGGTGCAGATGAGTTTGCCGTTTGTCGTGCTCAGTGTGAATAGAATGGCGTCGTAGAGTTCTTGGTCGTTGTTGACGAAGTTGAATTCATCGATGAAAATGCAGTTTAATGAGGGCCCGCGTATCGTTTCCAGATTATTTGGAAAGGCTTCGATTATTGACCCGTTGCTGAAGCGTATGAGTGTTTGTAAGGGTTTGAGGCATGTGCCTGGTTGGAGTTTTCGGGTGAATTGGTTAATGCGGCGTATGACTAGTTTGGTTTGTCGAAGGCTGGGTCCAACCACGGCTATGTAACTGCTTGGATGTCTAATTGCGTACCAGAGTAGCAGAGCCGAGATGATCCATGATTTGCCTGATTGCCTACACCATCGTGCGGCGAGGAATTGGTGTTGCTCGAAGAGCTTAATGAATTCCTGTTGGTAGCTGGTGGGCTCAAAGCCCAAGATGTTGCGGAAAAAGTCGATTGGATTTTCGGTGAGTTTGCGTGTCGCAGCAGTTTGAGCCGCGTCGACTATGCTCTCACTGAGTTGCAGGCTCTGCAGGTACGGGGCTAGTTCGTGTGGGCGCATTGTTCTGGATTGTTTCGGCCAGTTTCTCATACTTGAATTCCAGCTCTAGGAGCTTGGTTTCGATTTGTCGGTATCGGATGTAGTTGGCGAGGAGATGGTCGTAAGCGCGGCTGAGTGTGGCGACAACTTGAAGTCTTAGTACCTCGACTTTGTCGAGTCCGGGTTGGGTTGCAGCCTGTAGAGCTCCAGCTAGCATTTTCAATGCTTCCTCGGAACTGGGTAGCTCTGGGGGCAAGGGTACAGGAAACTGTGTGGAAGAAGAAGGTGACATACCCTTAAGGCCTTCTTCTACTAGTCCGAGTCTTTTGCATTTGTGGAAGACCGCGTTGTAGGTTTTGCCGAGTTTGTAGGCTATCGACTTCATGTCTTCGCCTGAAGTGGCCAGCAGTTTGAGTTTGACCTCTTCTTCGTTTGTCCATGGTTTGCCTTTTGGCATGTGCCTTTCAACTCTTTTGTCCGTAGAATGCGCCGAGTATTGTGCCTACTACGAGCATCATGGCTGCGAAGATTTCGTTGTTGAATGTTTGGAATACGATCATGTACGTGGTTTCTAGTACTGTTAGCATGATGAGGGCTGTGAGGGCGAAGTACATGCCGTATAGGAGTTTTTTGTCTGGTGTGATTTCTAGTTGTTGTGTGTTGCCTTGTGCTGTGCGGATTTGGATTGTTTTTGTTAGGGCTTGTTTAATGAAGTCTTTCATGGTTGCATGTCCTCCTTTTTAGTGTTCTTCGGTGTCCGGTTAGGAACGAGTTTAGCAGAGTCTCAGCTTCCTCGGCTGTGACTTCTGTTGGTGTTAGGACGCGTACGGTGATGGGCCATGTTAATGGAACTGCGGTGTAGTCGATGTCGTATAAGCCGTCGGTGTACTTGAAGCTGTTCTGGGCTAGGATGATGTGCTTGTTCTTCTCGCCAAGCACGCCCAAGTAGATGCCCCAGCTACGAGATGGAATGTCGATGGAGCCTTTGGAGAATGAGCTCTTGCCCACCGATGCATCGTACCAGTCAACGCGGACTAGGTCGCCTAAGTTGAGACTCTTAATCTGATTCTGAATCTGCCAATTCATACTCAGTCATCAAGAAGAAACCAGCAGCAAAAAGCAACATTTAAGGAAGAGCGAAATTTACCAATTCACAAATTGACAATTTGGTAGTAAGCGCACTTGGAAGCTCTGCTAACAAAACAGATTGCGGCTACGGACCTTGGTCATTGCTTTTTTTATCAGGGAGCGCCTCAATAATTATCGCTTTCTTCTTTGGATCGTATCTGATGCAAACGCGTTCCCCTTCTTTGAAAGTAAAAGCTGAGTCTTTAACAACTTTGGAGGGAATGGAAAGATAGAACGTATCGGATTTTGGATGTTTATAGAGTTTGGTTTCTCCTACTAGGACATATGGTGCAATACCGGACATTTTGTCTCACACAAGGAGTATAAGGTGAGCTTCCATATATATCTTACTGTGGTTATCACGCCTGTTTTTATCGTAATTTCAGCAGTAAAACTTACATTAACCTTTTACCATCCTAATAACAGTAGGTGAAGTGGTTGTTGACTCTTTGGCTCTTTGCCTATTCGGTTGCATTATACTCCTGTCTTAGATTGGTTGATGTTTGGTCAACGAAGCTAGCACTCTCCGAACTAAGCTTTGAGATGCATGAGGTCAATACTCCACTAGTGGCTCTAGCCAAGAAGTATGGATTCAATCGGGCAGCCATTTTGTTATCCTTTATCGCGATTCCTATTGGGTTGGTCGACGTTCTGGTCATATACCCCCTAGTAGGTTTTCCGATATTCTGGTTATACGTTGGGCTATTTCATGTTCTGGCGGCTGCAAACAATGTCCAAATGTACTTTCAAGCGAAGATAATGGGCAAAGAGAGCGTGGAGCGCTATACACGGCAACTTGTTCGTGATTTAAAAGGATTGTCAGCTATAGAAAGAATCCTATACCTTATCAAAATGAATTTCTTCTTTGTTGCCTTAGCTATTTACGGCTTCTTCGCCCTTGGGCTGTTTTCTGTTCTGTTATCCTCTTTGGAAATATCACTCCTTAGACCAACAAGTTACCTTATTCTTTTGGGACCTCCAATCATGATTCTTGATCTTATCTCATTTTTCGCAGTCATCGTCTTCGGTTCCCTTATCCTAGCACGAAGGCAACTGAAACTCGCAGGAGATAGAGAGTGGCCCTTAGAACGAAACGATCGAAAGGTTAGCATACCTGTAGACATTTTGAAGACCGCAATCAACGAGGCAGAACGAACTGGAGTGGAATATGTGGAGTTGCATATCCCTGACAGCATCTGATTGCTGCTCTGTTGTTTCGTCTACGACTAACGCTTGGAGCAACCCCTATCTTGTTCCAAAAAGGTAAAGCATTCAGTAGAATCATGTGTATACGTAGTGATACGAGGACAATGGAGGTTGTTGAACTGAGTGTTACAGAAATCATAGCGTATGTTCAAGATCGTTATATTGAGACTGCACGAAGTCGAGGTGAGAAACGAGTTGTTATCCGAGCAGGAGATATACACGATGAGATGAAGCTGAAAGATCGACAGCCACTCGTGTGTTATACGTTGACCAGCGAAAAGTTGCTGAGACAATGCAATATGAGACTAGTGAATGAGAGAAGAGGGCCAAACGTCCACCAGAAACATGCAAGAAATATATGGTATACATACGAATTAAACCACTAATGGAACTTGAATCAGAAACGCCAAACAATTTTATGTAGTTTCTATCTTATCTTTGTTCAGTTGGTTCATATGGATGAGTTTAGCTGGATATTTAGCCCAGTGTTCACTCTAGCAGGTGTTTTCTTAGGGTGGATTTTGGCGAATCGAAGTCAATCAAGAATGCTGAAAGTTGCAGAAATCAGAAACGAGCTTGAAAACGCCTATGGCCCGGTCTACAGCATCGTAAGCAGGCTTGAGGAAAGAGTGGAGATCGATGAAAAAAAGACAGAAGAACTCAGAGTGGTAATTTCTCAAGAGGAAAAGATGGAGTTAGATTCTATAATAACGAATTATCCACACATGTTTCCGCTTGAAATAGTTGTCTTGTGGCGTACGAAGGTGAAGAATACCCAACCTATCTGGATTACTCGTGAACGAGGAAGAATACCCATGTCATATGGAATACCGGTGGAGTTTAAAAACAAAATCATGAAAGAGTATTGGCAAAGGCTCGAAGAGTATTACAAAGCAACTGGAAGAGCAAAGAGTATCAAAGCACTTCCCGAATGGGCCAGAACTTAGGCAACTGCATCGAGGATCTCTTCCGCAAAACATAAACACGCCATGCAAAAAACAACAGATTTGGAGGCTATTGCTTGACAACAGTACCCCATATTTCCAATGAAGATGAGTTGATGACCCATCTAATAAAACTCCATTATTGGTCAGGATTTCCGAAAGTCACTCAAATCTCCACTCTGAAACTCTCTCCTGATATCGATTTTCTCCAAATCGACGATTACAACAAAGTAGTCACGGGATTTGAGTTCAAACTAATAAAGTATCACAAAGGACTCAGAAGAGCGAATCTGACACCCTTCTACACAGGCATAGGAGAAGCACTTCACTATTTCCAATTCGGAATTGATAGAAGTTGTCTTGTCCTAGGGCTGTCAAAAGACATCCCACAGCGAAGCTTGGATACAGCGTCCAGCAAGATTTCAGAGCTAGCCAGCACGTTTATCTCTTTCAAAACATTCAACAATTTGAGATGTTTCGGGGTCAAGGTGTGGAGTGAGGCAACAAACTTTACTTCAGACCTTCTTGAAGCTACTGACAACTTCAATATGACGGACAACGCCAAGCATTTGAAGAACTGTCTGTTGCTCCAACAGTTCAAATATGACAGAAAATTCCAAGAAAGATATCTTGGAAAATAGATTCTGGTTAGACCCTATACAGAAGGTTTTTCAGTCTTTTGAGATCCTGATGGTAGGGCAACACCTACACCGAAAACAGGTATTCCGAGAAGCCCTAGTACAAATGAGAGATTTCTATATGGATACTCTTTTCCGTAGGGAATTCTCACTCCAAGAATCTCTGCATAGAGGGTAACTTCATAGACATAACAAAAAACAGCCAACATCAGCAGAAAGATACTCGCACCAAGAACTCCTTTGTTCAAAGGTCTCAACTCCATACAATTCAATAACACATTCTACTTAAATTATTAATGCCACAAGAGAAAAAGAAACAGCGAAATATTAAAACAAAGACGAGGTGCGTGACAGTTGCTGAAAGAAATCGCAAGCGACGAACAGTTGGAACAGCTGCTATCAACCAAGGGCTTCCTTGTGAATGTGGATAACCCCACAAGAGACGTAAAACTGCACAGAATCAGCTGCAAGTTCTGCGACCCCAACAACCCACAAGGCGTCAAACCATCCAGCAAGAAACTAAACAAAACCGGAGAGTTCTGGTATTCAGACAATCGCAACGAAGCTAATTCAAAAGCACAAGAAATCGCCACCAAAAGAAAGTACAATTACTCACTCTGCACAATCTGCAACCCTTAGAAAAGCTGATCAGATCAGGAGATTATTCACATTAGGTTGATCGTTGAGGGAAAACAGACAAACAACGTATGGACAGTTAGTTTAGCTTTCTCCATTCTATTCTGATTGGGTTCAAGTAGTTGTCAAGCCAGACTTTGGCTTCCCAAGCCTCTGCCCCTATTCTTGTAGCTCTGGATTTGATGTTTGCTTCTTCCTGCGCTGATAGAAGGGGAGGCTCGTTAGGGGGAACTGCAGATTTAACCTGCACTAATATTCTCTTCGAACCACTCTGCGCTTCTATATCAGTGGAACCTGGTGAGCTTGTGTCCCATCTTGTTATGGTCCAGCCCAGTGACTTCAGTTTATCGACAGCTGCTCTTTCGCCAGCTCTGCCTACATCCTGTGAATCTGGCATGAAAGATCCTTGTCCTTATTCTACTATGTGGGCAGATTCCACTCTTTTTGGATATAAGCCTTATGGACCCATTCTAAGACCAAATCTCAAAAGCGCGTTTGGACAAGATTACGGTTAGCCTCGCACACGTCCATAAGCACTTCAAATTCTGCACAACAATAGCGTCTAGTACCTGCTGTACATCCACGACGTGTATTCACTTGTTGAAGAGAATGTTCTGTCTATGTCGTTTGAGAATACCCTGTAAACGCGAACGTCGCTACCTATACTGGGCTTCCAATAGTTCAGCCAATTGTTAATTTCTGTGGATATATCTTTACTGCCAAGGCCGCCATATGCATCCTGAGTGTAATAGTTTCCAGCCGGGTCTAGTATGGTCAACTTGTCACCAGCTACCGGAAACTGCACTGCCACGTGAGCTGACAGTGAACCCGTTATCCAAATGCACTCAACCGCATACTTCCCATCGTTGTAAGACAGTATCATCGAGGCCAGCAAGATAGCCATGTCCTCACAGTCACCGTTCATCACATCCAGCGTCTCACTGGGAAACTGCCACATCTCAGTCTCATACTGAACACTTCCAGAAGGCGTTGACGGAAGTACAGGGAACAAACCATCATACCTATACTCAACATTTGCTACGACCCAATCGTACATCTTCTTCACGTCACTCCAGTATTCATTTATATCAGAAGGATTACTCCAACCACCGGTCACCGAAAGAACAATACTGCTAACTGCCGCGTCATTCGGCGTTATGAAATCCGTTATGTCAAGATGCAGAACCCGCTGATTAATCAGGTCTCTAAGATTCGCATAATCGGAATAATACGAATCAAAACTCGACTGAAGAATACCATAGTTCGTCTGAAGAGAATCATAACTCGATTGAAGAGAATCATAATCTGACTCCAAAGAACTGTAATTAGCCTGTAGAGAACTATGGCTCGCCTGCAGACCGTAGTAACTAGACTGTAAAGAATCGTAACTCGACTGCAGAGAATTATAGTCATCCTCCAGCGCGCCATGCTCAGACAGCAACGTCTTATGCTTAGAATCTAAAGAATTGTAATTCGTCATCAAAGACAAATACAAAAACGTCTGCAAGCAAATGACTACGACTAAGACAACTGTAACAACATGCCACTTGTTCAACTTGAACGGCTTCTTCGTAGGCTGGGGCTGAGGCTGAGAGACAGGAACCAAAACCTCAGGCGGAGGCGGACTCTCCTTTGGAACTTCACTCTCCATGAACTCACATCCATTGGAAATCTCAAACAAACACAAAATAGTATGCGGTCTTACCTTAAATTATTAATGCAACAAGAAGAGAATCCATCCTCGAAAACAAAAACCGCACCAGGAGCGAGTCCGGTTGGAGTCTGTTTATGCTGACATGTCTGAGTCTGAAAAGGAAGTAGCAGCCTACCTTCAGGAACTAGGTCTCTACTGGAAGTACGAGTCACCCATATTCGTATACGACGAAAAAGGGCAGACCACGCGTCTGGACGCCTGACTTCTACATGCC